ACATATGGATTCAAGGGTGATATGCCAAAGATTGCTGCCATAAATGGTTCTATATAAGTGTCTGATATTATAAATATGTGTAGGTCGCGGAGTTACCACCTCCCACCTACTCTAATACTTACTAGGAGTATCAGCCATGACTATTTATCACAAACATCATATCATACCTAAACACATGGGTGGAACTAATGATCCATCTAATCTTGTTGAAGTAACTATTGAAGAACACGCTGCTATACATAAACAGTTGTGGGAAATTTTAGGGCATGAAGAAGACCGTATTGCATGGTTGTGTTTGTCAGGACGAATTACAAATGCAGAAGCGACCATTCTTGATATCAAAAAAGCAAATACAGGTAGAAGGATGTTCTTTTCAGAAGATCATAGGAAGAAATTATCAGAATCAAGAAAAAGGCAAAAACCGCCGACTTTAGGGAAAAAGTTTAAAAAAGATCATATAGACAAACTTACCAATAATTTACATAAAGAGATTGTGTGTGATTGTTGTAATAGAAAGTTTAACGGTAAGGCTAATTATAATAGACATATTCAATATATGATGAAGGTGAGATAAAAATGCTAATTGGACTTGTTGGTTTTGCTGGGTCTGGAAAAGGGACTGTTGCGGACACTCTCGTTGAAAAGTATAATTTCACAAAGTTGTCTTTTGCTGGTGCATTGAAAGATGCTGTGTCATCCATTTTTGGATGGCCCAGACATCTTCTTGAAGGTGATACTGATGAAAGTAGAGATTTCAGAGAAAGAGAATATACTTTTTGGACCAATAGACTTGGGTATCCTATTAGTCCAAGAAAAGTTCTTCAAAGATTTGGAACAGAAGTTTGTCGAGATTCATTCTCACACAACATTTGGATTTATGCATTAGAGAGTCGTATGAGAAAGCATAGTAATGTTGTTGTTGCTGATGTGAGATTTGATAATGAGATTGACTTTATCAGACAAAATAATGGGTTTATAGTTAGAGTTGCCAGGGGAAAAGACCCAGATTGGTTTGATATTGCAATGAAAGCCAATCAATCTACTAATTTGCAATACCGAAAGGAACTTGAGGCTTTTGGTATTCATATGTCAGAAACATCTTGGATCGGTACACAATTTGATTATGTGTTAGATAATAATGGAAGTAAGGCAGAACTGGTCGCACATTCTCAACACATGATGGATATTTTTCAAGGTCCAATCGGAAATAGGCGTTGACACATTGGATGTTTGTCTGTATACTAGGCGAACATCCAACAAATGGAGGTTGTAATGCAATTATCAAGCGACACTATGACTATTCTTAAAAACTTCTCAACAATCAATAGTTCTCTTGTTCTAAGAGAAGGTAAAATGCAAACTACTATGTCATCTGATATGACCATTGTAGTTGAGGCTGAAATTTCAGAATCCTTACCCAAGAAATTTCCAATTTATGACCTAAATCAATTTTTGGGTAATATTACAGCCCTATCTAATCCAGAACTACAATTTTCAGATACACATATGGTCATGTCAGACGATGTTACAAGCATGACATTTCATCCTTGTAGTGAAGCAGTCATCGTCTCTCCACCAGCAAACAAGTCTCTGGATATTGAAAGTCCTGTAGCAACATTTGATCTAAGCAAAGATTTGATTACTAAAATGATGCGATTAGGATCAATGAATAGTCTTCCACATTTCTCCATCATTGGTAAGAACTCTGAATTATTGGCTCAAGTACACGATAAGTCTAGTGATTCTGCTAACTATGCGGTATCTAAACTTACATCATATGATGGGAAAGACTTTGTTGCCACGTTCAAAACAGAAAATCTCAAGTTGATTTCTGATGACTATTCTGTTAAGGTTAGGGATGGGGCATATGCGTCTTTCACATCAAAGACACGAACCCTAAAATATTTTATTGCTCTTACAAAGTGAGGTGAAAAATGACTGGAACATATGTATCTGTAAATTCTTTGACTCAAGAACAGAAGCAGGAATTACGTAAAGTTATTCAAGAACTTGATAACTCTATGACTCGTGTTTCTGCTGAACGTGAACTTCAAAAGGAAGCCATTGGCGAAATTGCTGAAAAACTTGGGATGGATAAGAAACTCATTCGTCGCATGGCAAAAGCACACCACAAAGCAAACTTTAATTCAGAGGTAGAAGAAAACAAGAATTTTGAAGAGTTTTATGAACTTGTATTGAAGTAATCTTATAATATATTATGAAAAGGTGACACATGAGCAATGATGAAGAATTTCTTTGGTCGCAAAAGTATCGGCCCAAGAAGGTAGTTGATTGTGTTCTTCCTGAAAGGCTAAAGAAAGTCTTTCAGGACTATGTTAACAATAAGAGTATTCCTAACCTTATGCTAACCGGAACTGCTGGTGTTGGTAAAACGACAGTAGCAATTGCTATGTGTGAGGAAGTTGGACTTTCTTATATGTTTATCAATTCATCCGAAGAAAGGGGTATTGATACACTAAGAACCAAGATCAAGAACTATGCATCAACAATGTCATTTTCTGGCACCAAGAAAGTTATTATTCTTGATGAGGCAGATTACATTACACCAGATGCACAAGCGGCTTTACGTGGATTGATTGAAGAATTTTCCAGTAATTGCACGTTCATCTTTACTTGTAATTTCAAATCTCGTCTTATTGATGCAATACATTCTAGGTGTTGTGTTGTTGATTTCACACTAAAGCCTGATGAAAAACCAAGAATGGCTGCACAGTTTTTCACCAAGGTTTGTATCATACTTAACAAGGAAAATATTACATATGACAAACAGGCTCTAATCAAGATTGTAGAGAAGTTTTTTCCTGATTATCGTAGAACACTGAATGAGTTGCAAAGGTATGCGTCTGGTGGTGTAATTGATGCTTCTGTAGTATCACTTATGTCAGATATTCGTAATCTAAACAATCTCATAAAGAATTTGAAAGATAAGAACTTCTCTGAGATGCGTAAATGGGTTGCACAAAATTCTGATATTGACCCTGCAAGAATGTATCGTAAAATCTATGATGGACTATATGATTATCTAAAGCCTGAGAGTATTCCACAGGCAGTTGTAATTATTGCTAAGTATCAGTATCAGGCAGCATTTGTTGCTGACCAAGAAATTAATCTTGTAGCATGTTTAACAGAAATCATGGTGGATTGTGAGGTTAAATGACGGACATTTTCAAAGAAATCATACCCTCAATACTACAGAACAAAAGTTCTGTGGTTACTGAAGAAAATGAAAAAGACTATGTTCATTATGTGGTCAATAAAGCCCTATCATTTCATTATTATTTTATCCTTTATGCTAATGAAATGAATAAGCGCCCTGGTCTAGATAAACTTCTACAATATCAGTATTATCTAAATACTATACGTCCATATAAGAGACCGTTTCAAAAATGGCATAAAAAAGATTCCATAGAAAATCTAAGCCTAATCAAAGAATACTATAATGTATCCAATGATAAAGCAAAAGAAATTTTAGGGATTCTTACAGATGCTCAGATTGAAATCGTAAAAAAGAAACTTGAAAAAGGTGGTATAAATGATAAATCTAAGCGATCTAGTGGAAGTAAAACTTGAGCATCCTGATGACTTTCTAAAAATCAGAGAAACATTATCTAGGATTGGTGTTGCTTCACGAAAAGATAAGACACTATATCAGTCTTGTCACATTTTACATAAGCAAGGTAAATACTACATTGTCCATTTCAAAGAGATGTTTCTTCTTGATGGTAAGAGGTCAGATTTCACTGAGGATGACAAAGCACGTAGAAATACTATAGCAAATCTATTACATGAATGGGAATTGCTAGATTTAGCAGATGAAAGTAAGACAGAAAATCCTGTCACTACACTAAACCAGATTAAGGTTCTATCTCACAAAGAGAAATCAGATTGGAATCTGGTAACAAAATATACCATAGGTAAATCAAAACGTAAGGAATAATAGAGGACAAAATGTTTAACAGACTTAAAGATTGGGTAGTAAATGCATATGAAAAAGTTAAAGAAAATATGCCCAAGATTGATCTAAAACAGAACAAAAATGTTGAAGTTGAGTGGACCAATGATGGTCAACCCGTCTTCAAAGAGAAAGATAAAAAAAAGACCCATCGTAAAAAGAAGTAATTGAAGGAGATATATTATGGCTTTGAATCTCGGCATGTATAAAGTGCATCCTGATATTGTTCTACCAGAATTTGCTACAGAACAATCTGCATGTTTTGATATTGCTTATCAAGGTGCAGGTAAGCAAAACTATACTGGATATAATGAAACAAATAAACCATTCACCCGACCTACTCCCAAGGGTGATGTATTCATCAATTCAGGTGAAGGAGTAATGGTTCCAACAGGGCTTATTCTTGATATTCCTGTTGGATATTCTGTTCGACTACATGCAAGATCAGGTCTATCATTGAAGAATGGTATCATTCTTGCAAATAGTGAGGCAGTAATTGATTCAGATTATACAGACGAACTTTTCATTCTTCTGTATAATCGTTCAACAGTGGGTCTTTGGGTAACAAATGGATCAAGTATTGCTCAAGGTGAATTAATTAAACAAGATCAATATAAGATTAAAGAAATTAAATATAACCCAGGACTTAAGGCTAATCGCCGTGGTGGATTAGGTTCTACAGGAGTTAGTAATGCTAAAAAAACTTAAGATGGATGAAATTTATGTGACAGGACCAACCACAGTCAATGTGGGTGGTGGAGTTAAAATTCATATTAATGATCACAATGAAATTGTTATTGAAGGGTCATCAGATATGAAATTTAAGACAGGAGGTGATATTGAATTTGATGCCAAGAACATCAACCTCAATGCACAAGAAAATGTCTATATTGGTTCAGGAAAACATTTGGTCCAACAGGCACCAAGAATTGATTTGAATCCAGAATATGATGCTTCGGGGTATAAAAAATAATGCCATATGCAGCACAT